CTTAATCGCACAACGTTAAAATAGTGTTTAATGCATCTCTTATAGATATTGATGAAACAAGTAAATCATATACTATAAATAATAAAAAATATAAATATAGTAAGTTATATTTAACTATAACACGAAGTGATTATTTAAATATATCTTATTTTAAAAAATATGAAAATGTAATTAATAGTGTTAGTGATGGTAAACTTCTAAGAATATACGCGCAATTTACAGATGTCTGGTTTAAGGATATACCCAAAACATTGACCGATAATAAATTACAATTTATAATACCGATTGATTACAATTCGGGATTAATACAAATAAGTTATAGTGATAGTTATAATGCTGATTTCTGGAATACATTTAAGGATGAAAAATCTGTTAAAAAACATATCAAGAAGTTGTTAGATGAAATGTTTCCTGATAAAAAAATAAAAGAACCCGATTGGATAACAATGCATTATTGGAGTTCAGGAGATCATATGTGGAAAGTGGGGATTAATTCCAAAAAAATACAAAAAACGATTGATAGTTTGTTTATAAAAAAAGACATTTATATTTTGGGAGAAACATATTGTGATAGGCAAGCATGGATTGAAGGTGCGATAGAAACAGTTCATAAGAAGATTCTAATCTAAATTGAATTGTTAATAAAACAAGAACAATTTAAAGGGTTTTCACAAAACCCGATACAAAATTTATTACTCATAATACGTTGTTGATTTAACCTTTTATTTTCCTTTTCTTTTTCTTTTTTTTCTTTTAGCAATCTAATAATAACAATAGCACGATTTCTCATAATAATGCTAGATAAATCATGAGTCATGTTAATAGTATTCTTAATAATTTGCGGAGAAGTCATCATATTCTACTTAATATAATTATAAAAATAAATACTTATATAACATATCAATTTTTAATTTATTTAGAAAGGCACAGTCATTGTCTGACGACGCAAGGTGTTTACGTTTGCACCTTTAAGATGATGAGAGCAATTAATATCGCTATTAGCAGATTTCTTATTAATCCTCAATCTCATAGGCAATACATAGCGTTCAGTATTTCCCGCATATTCAAAATCGCTTTTTTTAGATGCACTATTTGCTTCATTGCCATATCCAAATCTGGCAGCATCACTTTCCATCTGGTCACCACCACGGGTAGCACCACGGGTAGCACCACGCGTAATACCGCGGGTAGCGCCACGAGAGATACCACGGGTTACTTCAACGTGCCTTGGTTTTTTAAATACCATAAAGGTGAGATAGATAAGCCCGGTGTTTTCACTTGTTTTTTCCATACCGAGTTCTTGTTCTTCCTCAGTAGGCTCATAACCAATATCCATAGCACGTTTTGCCATCCATTGATATTTGGCATTGGGGTTTTGGTCAAATTTGTAGCTTTCGCCCTTATTAGCAGGAATAGTCCAAAGAGTTCCATCCCTGTCAATATTATATGGAATTGTAGACATATCAGTAGTATATTCAGGCATACTATTATCAACAGCAAAGCCAACGGCGTAATCATAATTGTAATCATCCTTGCCTGAAATAGAGATGTTACCAAGCTTAATAACAAGGGGACCTTCGTTTGTTACAACACGATATCCCTTTGAGTAATTATCGCCTTCACCCGATTCATATACCTCGATATTGTAATTGTCTTTGAAATTCTTCCTATCAGTTTCATTTTTGTAAACTTCCGAATCCTTTCCTTCACCAAAGCTGAGGTTAAGGCGGACACTGTAATCACCAGTGGTGTATTCGACGGGGATCTGAGTAGCGTTGGTAGAGAACATTGTTTGTTGATGTATTATTAACAATGCGCTACGGATCAATTTTTTATTATTTTAGATAAATTTTATCTACACAATAATAACTTATATATAAATATTATATTTTATTAAACTAATAATGAAATTGAAAATAGCAATACTATTTTTATTAATAATGTCAACATATAGTTTTAGACCAACTAATAATATACTTTTAATGAAAATGAGTAAAAATACCAAACCCATACATATAAAAAAAATAAATAGTTATATTAAAATAACGAGACCAGAAGGATTGCCTTATGAATTTGCATTACCTTTATTTGGAAGTTATTTGGCAACAAAAAGCATAGAAACACTATTGAATCCATATGCTATATTGATGGGGATAATTAGTGCAATAGTAGCAAGTAACTCAATGGTGATAAATGATTATTATGATTATAAATTAGGGACAGATAAAGATAAGAGTTTAAAAGTATTAAATAAAAAGGATTTGACAACAGAAGAAGTTGTACATTTTTCAACATATTTAGGACTATTAAGCTACTATTTATCATCATTAATTAATAACAATTTAATTAGACATATAATTTCAAATACTATAATAGTGACATATTTATACACTCCTGTTTTTAAGAATATACCATTATTAAAGAATATCATTGTATCTCTGATAATAACACAATCACCTTTAACAGGAGCATTAATTGTAAATGGTGATATTAAAAGTGTAATACCAGCAATTACTTATCTTTTCAATTTTATGATGTGGCAAGAATTGATGTTAGATATCATAGATTTAGATGGAGATAAAAAAAATAATATCAAAACAATACCTGTATTATATGGGTATAAAAACGCTAATATTATTGGATTGGGGTTTTTAATATTGGGTTCTATAATACCATATGGATTATCCATAAAGTTCATATTATTACAATTGCCATTGTTATTGATTAATATTTATGCGATTAAAGCAAATAAAATTTTGAAAAAACTATCATTGAAGATATCTAAAATAATTATGTTAATATCAGGTATTTATATGTGTTGTATATAAAGTAAATAATATTTTTATATTATATGTGTGATATAATTGGACATAGAGGTGCGATTACATATGTTCCTGAAAATACAATTTCGTCAATATATGCTTTAACCAAAATAAAATGCAAATGGATAGAGGCAGATGTAATACTAACAAAAGATGAATATCCTATAATGTTTCATGATGAAAGTTTAGATAGATTAACTAATTTTAAAGGAATGGTAAATGAATATAATTATAATGTAATTAAAGATGTGAAAATTAAAAACAGTAATTGTAAAATACCATCATTAAAAGAATTTATAGAAAAATGTAGCGAATTATCAATAAATATAATGCTAGAATTAAAGATATATCATAATGAAGAAAAGCAATTGGTAAATAAAGTTATTGATATTATTAAGAATTATAATAGTATATACATAAATATTTGTTCATATTCTATAAAAGTATTACAATACCTCAATATTACTTATCCAAATAAAAATATTACGTATATTGTTGATAAAATACCTGATAATTGGTATGATATTATCAAAGAAAATAAATGTTATGGAATTTCAATAAATTACGATTATAATAGTTTGAATGATATTAAATTGTGCTGCGATAAGATACCAACATATTGTTTTACAATAAATAAGTGCAAAGATTTTAATAACATAGTAAATTCCGGAATTAAAGGTATAATAACAGATATACCAGAATTATTTATTAAAGATATCACTTAAATAAATAAAAAGTATATAGAATATCACAACAGTAGAAGGATACATTGGTAAATAATTATATATGTATTCTTTTTATATATCAATATGTTCTGTAATAAGAAAGTTGATTATCAAAAAAAGAAAAACAATAAGAATGAAAGGAACAAATATTGTATACGTTCGCCAAACATGGGAATCATTGATGGACGAAGAAATATATAATTAGGTACCAAAAAAGGAAATAATAAAAATTCCTGAATATAAATATATAGAATTATAATACTATATAAGTGTTAAAATGCTTAATTATAATAAAA